AAAAAAGACGGAAACGGAGCTTCGTAAGAACGTGGCCCAGTTACGCATGGCCAGATATACCTTGATATTTATGGGATGTTATGCTGTGTTTCTAGCATCACCGTGGTGCTCTGCGGAAAAACTTGAGGGTCTAGGTGCAGTCACCGACCTTATATTTCTCAGTGGAGCGGGCATTGTCGGCGCTTATATGGGCACGACGGCGTGGATGTCGAAGAAATAACAGAGTGAGATTATGGAAAACATTATAATAGCGGCCATGTTGGCAGCGATGATACACGGCCATGTTACGAGCGGTGAAAAACAAGAATTTGTAAAAGATGATATAAACTGGGAGCTTGCTGGTAATTTTAGGACGGAGAGCACCCCCAATACCGTTCAATGGGTCATAATCACGGATTAGTGATGCCAAAACTAAGTGAGAACACAGAACTGGCAATGCCTATACGCAATCTGATTGCGTTGCTCATAGCTGCAACAGTCGGCACATGGGCTTATTTTGGTGTTATTGAAAGATTAAACACGATAGAGAATAAACTCATATTGCAGGAAACAGATCTTGCCATGAACACGGAGTTTCGTATCAAATGGCCACGAGGCGAGATGGGTAGTTTGCCAGCCGACTCAGAACAGTTTATGATGATTGAACATTTGGCTAGTGAATTAGAAAAGCTAGCAGAAAATATTGAAAGTGGTAATGCCCCACATGACCAGCAACAGAAGCTGGTTTTGGAGTTTTATGACAGGCGGTTGACAAAGATTGAGGACAACATAGAAAAGTTGACTAACAAATGATTGAGATGACTTTTGTATTGCTGTTGATGATAGGCGAAGAGCGGGTTGAGTATACGCCTTATAAGAATCTGTCAGAGTGTCTAAACATACGTCGTAAGATAAAACGAAACGTAGGGCACACTACGGATTTTGACAAAAAGTGGTCATGTAAACAACTCAAAGTCAGGCTTGAGGCTGGCGAGATTATGGAAATCTTGGAGGACGAATGATACAGGCACTTATTGGACCTATAGCTAATTTAGCCGGTTCCTTCATGGAGTCGAAGATAGAGCAGACGAAGGCTAAAGGCAAAGTTGCACAAGCAAAGGCCGAAGCTGAAGCTGAAGTTATGAAAGTCGCAGCCACTCACGAAGCTGGCTGGGAGAAGATAATGGCACAGTCCTCTGACAACAGTTGGAAGGACGAGGCGTGGACGATTTTGTTTATCGTCATAATCGCCATGTGCTTTATTCCGTTTACGCAACCGTATGTCGAAGAGGGTTTTGCGGCTCTTTCTCGTACACCAGAGTGGTTTCAGTGGGCGATGTATGCCTCAATCGGCGCAAGCTTCGGAATACGCGGAATAAAAGGATTTAAGAAATGAATAAGGATAAATTACGCGAAGAAATCGCTGAAGATGAAGGGTGCAAATACGAAATTTATTTGGATCATCTTGGTTTGCCAACCTGTGGCATAGGCCACCTAATTACTGAAAATGATGAGGAACACGGTAAACCTGTAGGCACAGTTGTTGAACAGGATCGTGTACAAAATCTTTTTGCTTTGGATATGGCCGTGACGATTGATGAGTGCAAAGTATTGTATTCAGACTTTGATGACTTGCCAGAAGAGGCACAGCATATTATCTGCAACATGATGTTTAACATGGGCAGACCCAGACTCAGCAAGTTCAAAGGCATGAAAGCTGGTGTGGATGCCAGAGACTGGAATGCCGCAGCAGATGAGATGGTTGACTCGCGATGGTACACACAGGTTCCTAATCGCGCACGGCGTCTGGTAGATCGTATGAGGGCTCTTGCAGAAACGGATTAGTGTGTTATAAGAACACCTGAGAGTTAATGCGGAGTTATCAGAGTGGATGAGGTTTATTTTGCGGAGGCTGTCTTCCGCATAGTTAAAGAAAGACGGCAAGCTATTTATGATTTGTTAATTTATGACAACGTAAGTAGCATGGAGCAATATCGTGAGCTCATGGGTAATTTAAAGGCCCTAGATCACGTGGAACAGGAACTCAAGAGCCTGCTAGATAAACAGGAGCGAAGTGATGATTGACTTAGAAGCTGCATCTGAAGGTGTGGCAAATCTATCAGAGGCTTACAAAGAGCCAAGCGATAGAGTCTTAGACCCCGAATCCATAGGGGGTTCTCTCTTAGAAAGAATGCCAGATCCAACAGGATGGCGTATTTTGGTCTTACCTTACAGGGGTAAGGGTAAAACCGATGGTGGCATTTATCTTCCTGACACAGTTGTTCAAGAGCAAACGGTATCTACACAGGTAGGTTACGTCCTAAAGGTGGGTTCGTTGGCTTACAAAGATACAGAAAAGTTTCCTACGGGAAGTTGGTGTGAGCAGGGAGACTGGGTGATGTTTGCGCGTTACTCAGGCTCACGCTTCAAAATAGACGGTGGGGAAGTTCGTATTTTGAACGATGACGAAATATTGGCGAAGATTAAAGAACCGGAAGATATCCTTCATTTCTAGGAGAAATAAATGGCAGAAGAAAAACAACAGATTGAATTAGATCTGGAAGATGAGCAAGATACGGAAGTTGAGGTTGAGGCAGCTAAAGATGAAGAGCCGCAAGTAGAGGCTGCAACAGAGGATCAGTTTGAAAAAGCTGAGAGTAACACTCAAAAACGTATTGATCGTTTGACTAAGAAAATGCGTGAAGCAGAGCGCCAGAAAGACGAGGCGCTTCGGTACGCACAAGGTGTTCAGGCAGAGGCCGCACAGCTTAAAGAACGCATGAACGCGATGGATACCAATTATGTTAATGAATATAGCAATCGTGTTACCAGTGAGATGGGCACTGCTGAAGGTGAACTGGCTCGTGCTATTGAAATAGGTGACACAAACGGTGTTGTGGAAGCGCAGCGTAAAATTACCAAGCTTGCAATAGAAAACGACAGAGCCGAACAGGCAAAGGCTCAACAGCAGCGTTATGCACAGCAGGCGCAGGCTCAAGCACAGACTGAAGTTCAGCAGCCCATGCCGCAACAGCAGCCGCGTCGCCCTGACCCAAAAGCAGAAAGTTGGGCACAACGAAATGAGTGGTTTGGTACGGACGAGGCTATGACATATGCCGCTTTTGGTGTTCACAAAAAACTTGTCGAAAATGAAGGGTTTGACCCGCAGAGCGATGAGTACTATAGTGAGTTAGACAAGCGTATGCAGAACGAGTTTCCGCATAAGCTTAAAAACGGGGAAAGCAGACGGCCCGCTCAGACGGTTGCTTCCGTATCCCGATCATCTTCTGGGCGCAGTAGTGGGAAAAAGGTTAGACTCACCCCTAGCCAAGTCGCGATAGCGAAAAAATTGGGTGTGCCGCTTGAAGAATACGCGAAATACGTGAAGGAGTAAGTTGATGTCAGAAGAACAAAAAGAAATGTTTGAAGGCGGAATTAAACGTACTTCTCGCGCAAACCAAACTAGGGAGAAGACGGCGCAGCGTAAGCCGTGGGCTCCCCCGTCTATGTTAGACGCACCACCTGCACCGGATGGTTATAAGCATCGTTGGATCAGGGCTGAAACCCGTGGTTTTGACGATACTAAAAACATCAGCGCAAAAATGCGTGAAGGTTATGAGCTTGTTCGTAGGGATGAGTATCCAGACTTTGAGGCCCCGGTAATTGACTCAGGTAAGTATGAAGGTGTGTTTGGAGTAGGTGGTTTAATGCTAGCTCGTATCCCAGATGAAACTGTTGCGGAAAGAACAGCTTACTTCAATTCAAGAAGTTCTGATCAGATGCAAGCGGTAGACTCTGATATGATGCGAGAAAATGCACATTCGACTATGACGATTAATAAACCAGATCGTCAATCTCGTGTAACTTTTGGTGGTCCTCAGAAATGATGGCTACCTCTTTGTCAAATAGGAGTCTCTAATGGCAAATACCCTAACAGGTGGTTTTGGCCTTCGTCCTATTGGTAAAACGGGCGGTAATCCTAATAACAACGCTACGACGATGTATGAGATTGCCAGCAACTACACTACTGCTATCTATAACGGTGGAATTGTTATTCCACTCGCAGGGGGCACAATCGCTATTTCCGATCAGGCTGTAGCACCTCTTGGTGTTTTAGGTGGTGTTGAGTACGTTGACTCCGTAACCGGTAAGAACACCCACCTTAATTATTGGCCCGGTTCAAACGCTGTAAGTGTTAACACCAACTTTCCGGTGAAAGCTTACGTTTATGATGATCCAATGCAGCTATATGTTGTAGTGGCCGATGGCACAAACACTGACCGGGCAACCGCCTTGGCAGATGTTTTTGCTAATTGCGACATGGCAAGTGTTAACAACGGTAGCACAAATACAGGCAAGTCCTCTGACATGCTTGATATTAGCACCGCTGCAACAACGGCTGGTTTGGATGTTCGTATTGTTGGACTCTATGAAGAGGAAGGCAACACGGATTATTCCGCAGTTGGACATCAGTATATCGTTCGTTTGAACGCACCTTTCAACTCAGGCTTTGCTGCTGCCGTAGGCACCGCAGCGAACACCGGCATATAGGAGGCTAGGAAATGGCTATTTCAAGAGCACAACTAGCTAAAGAGCTAGAACCCGGTCTAAATGCACTTTTTGGGCTTGAGTATGATCGTTATGAAAACGAACATGCTGAGATCTTTGCAGAAGAAGCATCTGATCGTTCATTTGAAGAAGAAGTGATGCTTGGGGGTTTCTCAACAGCACCGACTAAGGAAGAGGGCGCAGCCATCTCTTTTGACGATGCTCAAGAGACATTCACAGCACGGTACACACACGAGACAATCGCGTTGGCCTTCTCAATCACTGAGGAAGCCATTGAAGATAATCTGTATGACCGTCTGGCATCTCGCTACACCAAGGCTCTGGCCCGCTCTATGGCTCAGACCAAGCAGATTAAAGCTGCGGCTATCTTGAACAATGCGTTCACGGCAGGCGCTTCTGCAATCGGAGACGGTGCAGCACTTTGCTCATCTTCACACCCGTCACTCTCAGGAAACCAGCGTAACCTGCTGTCAACTGCTGCTGACTTGAATGAAACTTCACTTGAGCAGATGTTGATTGATATCGCCGGTTTGACTGACGAGCGTGGTCTCAAAATTGCAGTTCGTGGAACGAAGCTAATCATTCCAAAAGAGTTGCAGTTTATTGCAGAGCGCGTGATTAACTCAAACTTGCGTTCAGCAACGGCTGATAACGACGCAAACGCTATCAAGAACATGGGTATGCTGCCTGAAGGTGCAGTCGTAAACCACTTCTTGACAGACACGGATGCGTTCTTCATCAAGACCGATGCACCAAACGGTTTTAAATACTTTAACCGTTCTCCAATCAAGACTGCAATGGAAGGTGACTTTGACACTGGCAACATGCGGTTTAAGGCCCGTGAGCGTTACAGCTTCGGCGTTTCTGATTGGCGTTGTGTGTTTGGAACACCGGGCGCAGCATAATAACCTCTTTTCCCGTAGAGGTTTCAAAGGGCGGCTTCACAGTCGCCCTTTTTTATTGTATGGTTGTTTTATCCTGACAGTCCATGATGGGCTGACAATAGCCAAGACAGGAGAGACAAATGGCTACAACTACTTTTTCGGGCTCCGTCCGTTCAAAAGCAGGTTTTAAAGTAATCAACGAGGGCTCCGGCACTGGTACGATTACAGAAACAGGCTTTTCTGTGAACTCAACCGGTCAACTTATATCTTTGGGTTCAAGAAAAATACAAACTTTCGTAGGTTCATTAGCAGACACAGATACCAGCACACAGTACGCTGACGGTGATGTTCTTGTTGAATTAGGCACTCTTAATACAGATCACCCAGATGCACTGGTTACGGCAACAAAGTTTTTTATTCATAAGGCCGTGATTGGTATCACCACTGCTGCGGGTCAAACTTTGGTCGGCTCTTTACAGTTGAGTGCCACAAGTGGCACCGCAACTAACACGGCAGTGTCATCAGGCACAGAGATTGTTGGAGCAGGTGTAGCAGCCTTTTCACCAACATTGTCTGCTGCATTATCCGTGACTGAGATTGATATTAATTTCAACAACTCAGCCGGTAATTTTCATGTGTTTGAACCAAATGTTACTGCTCCGATTGCAAGCACTCATTTGTATGCTGCGGCCACAACCACGCTAAACGCAGACGCAACAGCAGGCAGATTTACGGTTGAACTAGAATACTCAGTATTC